CCCGACGGGGACGACGACGACGACTTCTTCCGGTTCACGATCGACCTGATCGGACTGAAGCGATTTCTCGACGTGGTAGCCACTATCGGCTCGGCCGGTAGCGGCGACACCGGCGCCTTTGTAGCGATCTGGGCCGAGCTGTTCCGGGCCGAGGAAACGCCGAACACGGCCGCGGAACGTGGTGTGAATCAGGAAGTCCGTGTTCCTGCCTTCGGGTAACCAACAACCAAGGGGCGCCGCCTCGTAAGTAGCGGGGCGGCGCCGTCGGGTACTTTATGAAAATCCGCATGTTACGCCAGGTTAACGCCCTCAAGCCGGGAACGGTCCTGGAACAAACTGACGGCGTTGCCAACCTCTGGATACTCCAGAACAAGGCCGAACTCTACACGGAACTCCAAGACGATGGCAACACGGGAAAGCCTCGTAACGGCCCCAAGCGGCGAGCCAGTCACGGCAACCGAGCTGCGAACGCACCTCCGCATCACGACAAATGATGAGGACGTGTATCTGCGCGAGTTGATTACACTCGCCCGGACGCACCTTGAGCAGATAACGTGGCGGGCGTTTTTGACGCAGACGTGGGACTATTGGTGGAACGACTTCAACGTCGAGCCACTGAAGATTCCCCGGCCGCCGTTGTCGAGCGTAACGCACGTCAAGTATTACGATTCCGACGAAGTGCTTCAGACACTATCGACGGACACGTGGGAGAACGCGGAACGGGACGGCTACGGTATTGTCCGCCGGAAGTACGATCAGGACTGGCCGATGCTGCGGGGCTATTACGATGACGTGAACCTCCGGGCGGTGTGCGGCTACGGTGACGCGGACGACGTGCCGCCGAACCTGAAGCACGCGATTAAGCTACTCGCCGGGCACTGGTTCGAGAACCGGGAGGATACGGCCGACGTGCAAATCTATCCGATCCCGTTGGGCGTGCGGTGTCTGATCGCACCTTACCAGGCAAAGGAGTATTGCCAGACGTGATACTTTTCCAACAGGTGACACGACGTGGGGCGAGCGACCCGCCGGTATTGAAGCCGCTGGGGATCGATCCGTTATGCGTGCAAGCGGTGGTGCCAAACGATGACGAAGAGGACCTCGGCCCGTGCTCGGTACTGTCGCTAGATGGTGACGTGCAGGTGTGCGTTGTCGGGGGTGTTGTGGAAATCGTAAACCGGATCAATGGTGAGCCATGCCCCGAGCAGGCCGTTATCGAGACCTCGTAACAATCGAGCAGCCCACGGCAGGCGATGCCGACGTGCACGGTGAGCGGGTTGATACGTGGTCGACGCTAGACAAGGTGTGGGCAAACGTCGTGACGCTGGGCGGGCGCGACACGGGCAAGGAGACGTTTCGAGCAAGCCAAGTACAGGCGGAGGCCACGGTGCAGGTGACGATGCGATACCGATCGGACGTTACGACTCGGATGCGGATTATCAAGGGCAGTCGTACGTTCAACATTTCGGCCCGGTTGCCCAACGAGCGGAAAACCGAAATGACATTCCTCTGTACGGAGGAAGTGTAGCGATGGGGACGATGCCGGAACGGATGGGACCGAACGCCTCGCTGTCGGGTTTCCGCGAATTCGAGCGGGCGCTCCAGCAGTTGCCGGTCAAGGTGCAGAACACGGTTGTGAGAAAAGCAATCCGCCGGGGCGTTCGGCCGATGGAACGCTCAATGAAGAGCGGGGCCCGGCAAGTCAGCTCGCGGATTGCAAGAGCCATCGGAACGAGGATCAGAAAATATCGCGGCGGGGACATCCACGTCGGGGTAACAGGCGTGCGGCGTGGCGCGAAATACAAGGACATCTCGAACATTGCCCACCTCTTGGAATTCGGCCACCGGATGGTAGTCGGCGGCACGGTGGAGCGGATCAGCGGGCGTAGGGCCGGAACGACACCGAAGGCAAAGGACCCCAAACGGACAGGCAAAGGCCGTGTTGTGGGGTTCGTACAACCTGCACCGTGGTTTGAGGTGGCGGCACAGGCCGGGATGCTGGCGTCGCTCGAATGTGTGCAAGTCGAATTAGCCAAGGGACTCGAAGCAGAAGCAAGGGCGCTAGCGAAGGTGTAGACGATGCCGGAACGGCGAGTAGTCGCAAAACTGAAGGCAACGGACGCGATAACCGCGCTGGTGGGCGTGCGTATCGATCCGGGCAAGCGCAAGCAAGGCGAGGCACTGCCGGCAATCACCGTATTCGCTGGGACGAAAACCAAGGTCAACCATAGTACGGGAACAACGCCGTGCGGGGCCCGAACGATCATCGTCGACAGTTGGGCAGAGACCTACAGCGAGGCGAAGGCATTGGGCCGGCTGGTTGAGGCGGCACTGTCCGGCTGGTCGGACGTGACGGGCGATCCTCACGTGACGATGTGCCACCTGCAAGGCGACGCGGACATCGAGGAGCCGATACAACCGGGGCAAGACGAACGGGTGTACGGCGTCAAGCAGTATTACCTGGTGGACTTCAATACAACGTGAAAAACGCGGGCTAGGGTAGCTTCCGAAAAGCGGTCACCCGAGCCGCCTGCCCGCGTCCTATTCGGGAATGCACGACGGGGAGTGCGGGAGAAATCCTGCTATGGCTAGTGACAAATTCAATGGGTCAACATTCAGCTTCGGCGGAGACGTCGCGCCGTTGCGGTCGATTAACTACGACCAGACGGCGGCCGAGATCAAGGTCACCGGATCGTCGGACACTCGGCACACGTACGAGGCCGGGATCGATGACGAGACGCTTACTGTCGAGATCGTCGGAACGCATACCGCGAACATCGGCGACAAGGCGAACATCGCGATCGCCTGGCAAGACGGCTCGACGCCCGGCTCGATCAACAACTGCGTCTGCGTCCAGAACTCCACTACGGGGTCGATGGACGGCGAAATCACCAGTACGCTCAAATTCCGGCCGTCGACGTCGGGAGGTAGCTAACCCCAATGTTTGACCGGGTGTACGTCCTGAACTTGGACCGTCGCCCCGAGCGTTGGGCGGCGTTCCAAGAGCGGCTTCCGGTGGATTGGCCGTTTCTTACGCCCGAACGATGGGTGGCGGAAGACGGACTTGCGGGGATACCCCCGGCGTACTGGACACGCAAACCGGGAGCGTGGGGGTGCTTCCGTACACACGTTGCGCTTCTGCGGTACGCGGTGCGAGCTAAGCTGCGGTCGGTGCTAATCCTGGAAGATGACGCGGTGTTCGTCGAGGGGTTCGGCGAGAAGGTGCAAGCGTTTCTGAAGTACGTGCCAGACGATTGGGATCACCTCTACTTCGGCGGGCAACACTACGCAACGCACCGGGCGCGGCCGAAGCTGATCGCGCCGGGCGTATTGCGGGCGTACAACGTCAATCGCACGCACGCGCACGCGCTACGCGGGCGGTACATCCCGCACGTCCTGAAGTTTTTCGGGAAGGCCCGATTCAATCTGCACGTTGACTACCAATTCGGCGAGCTGCACATGCTGGGGAATCACAACGTCTACAGCCCGCGGCAGTGGGTTGTCGGGCAAGCAGCGGGAGTGAGTGACGTAGGACGCGAAGGGGCGGCGGAGCCCCGAGAGGAAGTGGAACGGTTTTGGAACGACTTTTTAATCGAGGGAGAACCATGAGTATTCGAGATCGGGTACGCGATGCGGACGATTTGTCGGGTTTGCAGGCAGTGCCAACGCCGGAATGGCCGGACCTTGACGGGGAACTGTATGTGCGCCGGATTTCTGCGCGGCAACACGAAGACTGGATCAACGGGATGCCGGAGAAAGAGGAGGACCGCGTCGATATGCGGGCGAACTTCGCTGTCTTCTGTGTATGCGATGCGGAGGGCAAGCTGGTCTTTACGCCAGAGGATAGCGCTATGCTTGGCGGCAAGTGCGCGAAGGTCGTCGATCGTTTGTTCACAGCCGCTCGTAACTTTAACGGGTTGAAGGACGACACTGCGACAAAAAACTCGCCCGAAACTACCGACGACGATTTGCCTACCTGCTCGCCCGAACCGTCGCCGGAACCCTCGACGTCGACGGGATGCTCGACCGGATAACGCCGGGGGAGTTTGCGGAGTGGATGCTGATTTATGGACTAGACCCGTGGGGAGAGGAAAGGAAGGACCTGCGGGCGGGGATTGTCGCGGCGACCGTGGCTGTGAAGTACGCAAGGCCAGGCCATACGCCAAAGCCGAGCGACTTTATGCCGACGTTCGGTGAAGCGAAACGGCAACGAGCGGAACAACCGCTCGCGGTGATGAAGGCGCAATTTAACCGCGCGGCGGCACGTTGGAACAAGGGAGACGAGAGTGGTAGCGGACAATCTTCCGATCAGCATGACGGCGAGCGACAGACCCTTCAGGGCGGGTCTTCGGAGAGCATTGAGACAGGTAAGGCGGTGGAAGAAGAAACTCGCCCGCCTGGCGAAAAGTAGGAGACGAGAGTGGTAGCTGCTGTTGGAAACCTACGGGTCAATATGACCGTGAATGCCGGGCCTTACAAGTCCAGTATGCTGGACGCTCTCAACTCCGCCAAGCGGTGGAAGTCGGCGCAGAAACGGATTTTCGAGGAGACACGCACTCCGTTGGAGCGGATGCAGATGTCTCTGATGAAACTCCGGCAGGCATACGAGAAGGGGCGTATCGGCGTCGATCTTTACAACCGTTCGGTGATGCACACCCGGGCAGCCTACGCGGCTACACTGCCGACGCTCCAGCTTGCCACCACGATGACCACCCGGCTTGCGGCTGCGCAGACGTACCTTGCAAGTCAGTTCGCAATGGTCGGGTCGATGGCCAGCATGTACCTCGGCCCGCTTGCGATAGCCTACGGCGGGTTCCGTATGGCGGGTATGGCCGAGGACTTCGGGCAGGCAATGAATTCCAGCCTGGCGATCATGAAGGGGGTGACGGCCGAGATTCGGGTCGCAATGAAAGAGGCTGCCTACGATGTGGCGGCCCGGACCAAGTTTTCCATGAAGGAAGCGGCCGATGCCTACTACTACTTGGCGTCGGCAGGGTTGGACGCCAAGCGATCGTTGGCAGCGATGCCCGTTTCAGCGAACTTCGCGACGGCTGGCATGTTTGATATGGCGCGGGCTACGGACATTCTAACCGACGTAGTGTCTGCGATGGGGTTGTCCGTCAAGGACGCGACGAAGTACATGGAGAACATGGTCTACGTTTCGGACATCCTTGTCTCGGCAGCCGCCAACGCAAACGCCACGGTGGAAGAGTTCGGCGACGCCATGATGAATCGCGGGGCCGTTGCCGTGCGGTTGTGCAACAAGGAAATGGAGCAAGGTGTCGCAATCCTGATGGCCTTGGCTGACCAGGGTTTTGCCAAGGGTGCCAAGGCCGGCCAGCAGTTGTTCATGATCCTGCGCGACTTGAAAAAGGTTGCTCTGCAAAACGCCGAAGCGTTCAAGGAGCTAAACATCGAGGTGTTCAAGGGAACGCGGGCCTCGGACGAAATGCACGACTTTGTCGATATCATCCGCGACCTGGAGGGTGCAGTTGCGGGGATGGGCGCGCGGGGGCTGCAATCGACGTTGATGAAACTGGACTTTCCCATGAAGTCAGTTGCAGGCGTGATGGCCCTGATCGGCAAGTCAAAGGATATGGAACGGTATCTGGAGATATTGAGAGAAGCCAAGGGGATGACGGAGGAAGTGGCCAACAAGCAGTTGACGGAGTTCACCAAGGGGCTCCGCGAAATGAAGGCGGCAATCGAAAACCTTGCCATCGACAAGCTAACGGGCCCAATGAGCGACTTGGGAACGATGCTCAAGGACGTAATCCGATTGCAAAAACAGGTGACTAGAGGTTTTGCGGATGTCGGCGACAACCTGCCCGACTGGATGAAGTTTGCCATGGACAGTCCGTATGCGGAACTAGCGAAGCCGGGGTTCGTGCCGCGTTCCGCACGGGTGGGACCGATGATGGATATTTATCGGCAGATGAAGGATCTTATCCTCTTGTCAGATCTTGTTTCTGGGGAAACGGCTGAAGACAAGCTAGCAGAAATAGACCGACTCGTGTCGCACCAGAAAGAAGTGTTCAAGATGGCTACGGAGGAAATGACCAGGCTGAACGATACAGAGCAAGATATCCTAAGCAAATGGGAAGAGAGAACACAGGCAGCAAAGGACGAGGCGAGTGGAATATCCGAAATCGACAAAGCGGTCCGCGACCTGAAGGCACAATATGAGGAGGCCGGCGAAACGTGGAACGTACTGGCCGAAGATCGGCTCCGGGCGCAATGGAAGCTGACGGAAGCGGCGGAAGCGGAAGCGGAGGCGTTCAAAAAACAACAGCAAGCAATCAAGGACGCGGCGGCCGAACAAGAGAAGCTGAACAAGGCGTTTGACGATCAGATTGCCAAGCTCGAAGAGGTGATTGCAATGCACGGCAAGTCGGCCGTCGAGCAGCAACGCGCCAAGATGGGAGCATTGCTTCCGGCCGACGATCCGTTTAAGTGGGAGGCGATGAACGAAAAGCTTGTCAAACGGCAGGCCCAGCTCGACGCCGATGCGGGGCTTCAGGAATTCGACAAGATGTTCAAGGCTACCCGCACACCATTCGAGACGCTGCAAAAACAGTTGGGCGATCTGGAGGGGTGGATAGAAGCAAAGGGCTTTGGGGTTGCGGGGGCGGGCGACGTTATCGGGCGGATGGCCCAGAAACATTTGGAAACGTATCTGAAGCAAGGCGGGGACGCAGCGTACAAGCCGACGGCCGCGCTTATCGCCGGTTCGCAACAAGCCTATTCGGCAATGGTCAAGTGGCAACAGGGTGGGGCTGCCGATCCGAAGGTGAAGTTGCAAGAGCGGGCCAATGAGTTGCTCGATGAGTTGCCGATCATCCGCGGACTCTTGGAAGAGCAGGAAGACGTTGGCGCATGGGAGGCCCCGCCATGAGCGTGCGTTACGTGCGAGAAAAGTACGCCGGCCGCAATGCGAGTAGTGGGGACGATGCGAGTCGGTCGTATACCAAGGTGGTTATCGTCCAGACGGACAGCCCGCACGATGGTGCAATCGTAGTCTGTAACCATCCGCTTGTGCCTCAGTTTGGCACCTATTACGCGACGGCA